TAACCAATATTGCGAGACTATTTTTAAGAATAAAGATGTATTAGAGTTAAATAGATATTTTAAAGATTATAATAATTTAATTTATTCAGCTAAATATTCAGCAGTAAATTTGTCTAAAAAAAGTACAGTTGAATTAAGAATATTTAAGGGCAATATTAGATTTGATGTTTTAAATAGATACTTAGAGTTTACAGATTGTTTAATTAATTTTGTTAAAAATACTAAAATTAGTTTAAATGATTATGTATCATTTATTAAATTTGTAGATGAAAATAAAAGTAATTATCCTTATCTTTATGCTTTTAATCAAGTTGAGATTGTTAAAAATGGAATTAAAGAATTTAAAGGTTTAGATAATGGTTATAAATTTATGAAATTACTAGATAAAAGAAAAATAACTTATAAACCCCTAAGATTTGAATTACTAGAAAATATTAAGTTGCCTAAAGTTCGTAAACCTAGACAAGCCAAAATCTAAAAAACGGGGGGTACTAAGCCCCGTCAAATAATTTCTTTGATGCTCTAAAGTCTTTTAAATAAGATTTTTTAAATCAAAATATATCAAAATATATTAAAACAATAGTTATTGATGTTTTTATAAATCTATATTTTGTATAACCACAGGTGGCAACACTAGGCGAAAAATAGGATATAACCCGTTTATGATAGTGAATAAATATAGAATAATTTACGGGTTAACTATGGGCTTTCATAGGAGATGTTTGCAGTAAGAGACACTTAACCCGTATCTAAGTGAATTAAATTAAGAGTGATTTAATCTTTTTTACTAGTTTTCGCTGTATAGTGGCTACCGTTCATAACCCCCTGACCTGATAAAAATTTAATTTTATTTGTATTAAAGTTATTTAATTTTGTTTTAATTTGTGATATTGATTTGTTTAATATGTTAATGAGTACCGACAATAATAAAAGACATTTAACAATTTTAAAAGTTAATGACTTTAGAGACAAATACTTTAAAGCCGTTAACTCTAAATCGCCTTTTTTTAAAGTTGGTAGTAAATTAGTAATAACTAAATTTGCTAAATTCTATTTAATGGAGTTAGAAAGCAAGTTTAAAACTTTAAACTAAAATATAAACAAAATGGAAAACTATTTATTAGATGATTTGATTTTGTTTTTAGTGTTGGCTTTTAGTGTATTTATCTTATTCATATTATTTTATGGAATTGATAAACTAATAACTAATCGCATTACTAAAAAAGCTAAACTAGATAATCATATTTATTATTTAGTTGAGTTGAATAAAAATAAACATAATAAACAAGATTGATATTTTTAGGGGGTATCTAGGCAAGGCGAGGTCTAAACATACCCCCTTAAAATTGATTTAAATAAGTTTTAATATGAATAAAAAGAAGTTTTTAGTTGAATTTGATGAAAGTTTAAAAACTTATAAAAGTTTAGATATTCCTATTCCAACAGTCCAAATTCAAGATGATACCGAAACAGATGATTATAGGTTTTGCGAGGAGTGTAATACCGATTATTTAGAGGGCGAAAATTGTAATTGTTAATGTTTTATGTGTATGAGATTAAAACCAGATACTAAAGATTTAAACTGTAATCACAGCCCAGATTTATTCTGTCTAATGTGTATCAATTCGGTAAACTTTGATTTATACAAAAATGCTTATGAGTTGTTAAATGATTATATTCAATACTTACCAGATAAAGAAAAACTAGAATTACAATCAAAATTAAATAAATTATTTGAATATACTACTTGAAAAAATTGAATTAATAACTAAGTTATAAATTAAGTTTATATCATCAGTATAAACCTTGCTAAATGTTAGATGATACTGGCAATTTATAAAGTACAGTCCTTATATTTTGCCAGTATCTAAATTAAACTAAATACCTAAAAATAAAAAAAACAGATACGCCTTGTGTCTCAATTAAGCGAGACTTTTTTTCAATCAATAATAATCAATAAATAATAAAAGATAGTTTATCTTTTTGGCTTGTAGTCTAATAACCTACAATTTACACGGGTATTTTAAAATACAATTAAAAGTTGTACAACTAGGGGTTGAGGGGGGTTTTTTGACAGCGGAGTAATCGAGATACCCATTCATATTTTTTTAAAAAAAGTATTTGACACCTACGAAAATCAATGTAAAATAGACATATAGGTCTATATTGTGGTTATTCTCCAGCTGGTATACTACTAGTAACTACTTGTATTGGAACTAGTATAACACTTATAACTAACTAATATAACACTTATATAGTAACTAGTAGTAGTCTAATAATAGATTAATAATAGTATCTATTGGTATTGGTTATATCTTTATCCAATTATCCCCTATTGTCTTCCTACCTACAGCGTGTTCCATAAACTTGTCTAACTCAGCTTGTAGTCTTCTATCTTTGAAATCTTCTACTTGTCTTGTACTGTCTACCGACAGTTGCTCAATCCAGTAGGCTACCCCAATAGCTAAGGCATCTAGTCTATCGTCATTACGTAGACAACCACGATCTTTAGTGATTCTAGTTAATTGGTAGAACAGTTGGTAGTGAGGGTCGTTTGTATCAAAGTCAGCACGTATAATCTGTGGGCTAACAATTAGTCGGTGTTGGTTAAGTAATGGTTCTAAGGTATCTATTATTCTTAGTTCCTTTTGTTTAGAGTGACTAACTTCCTCTATAGTAACTGGGTGGTATTTATTAATTACTGGTTTTAGTAATTGAGTAAACATACCATCTCCAAAGTTACTCTCAACAATAACCATATTAACTTCAGCATCTCTAGCCATCTTAGCTAAAGTTATTAAGTTGGCTTCACTATAACCACCTTGTAATCCTTTACAGGTGTGTAAATATAGGTTTCCGTTTAATTGTTTTATAATGGCAACACCTAGTTCATCACTACCTCTACCACTAGGGTCAATAGCCATTACCGAACCTTTATAAACATCAAACTCTGTAGATACAAACATAGGTTTGTGATACTTGTCCCCTGTAAATCCGACACTAGGTAAATCATCACAAACATATTCTTGTGTCCCAGCCCAAGCTAATTGTACTGGGGCTACCTTATTGTCTATATCCATAACTATTAGATCAGACAATTTAAGTGGGAATCTTTCTTTGTCGGACAATGTAGTGTCCAACATAAACTGTAAAGCAAACCCAGAACGACCATAAGAGGCTTCTCTTTCCTTTAGGTCTATATCAGTAAATCTTTTAGGGTCTATGGGCTCACCACCAGCTAGATTACTATTAATAACAAACGGAGCTAACCGATTACCATATTTAATAATTCTACTAGTTTCAGGCATACGGGCAGTCCATATACGAACTTCATATCCACGAGTTGGTAACTCGTTATACAAACTCATATCTGACTGAGGTGTACCTAAAAATACAATCTTACCGTTAGGAGATAATACGGCTTCAAATTCTTTTACGCTGTCTGATAATTTATCTCTCATTGTTTGTGTCAATGAGTTGTTTAAACTTTCGCAGTCGTCAGAGATAATGAAATCAGCTCTAGAACCAGTTATCTGACCTGTGATGCCGACAGATTTAACTGAGGGTGCGTGTGATGCTTTAGCCAAAGCTACATCAAAGGAGACATTACTACCCCTTTGGTCAGCTTTGGGTGTCAGGTGTTTTAATATGTCCATCTCACTAATTAATCTTTTAGTGAATGTACTAAAGTCATCTGCTCTGTTTTTAGAAGCAGATACCACCAAGAATTTTAAATTAGGGTTACGCAATAAGTTCCAACAAACAAAGGCACTACAAATCCAAGACTTACCAGCACCTCGAAATGCTTGTATAACACTTCTACGAGGAGCTTTTTGTAAGAAATCAGCTATATCGTATTGGACTGGAGTAGGCTCAATATTTAGGTGTTTCCACACTAAAAATAGGAAATTCCTAAAATCACGTGTAATATCACTCATAGATAGCCTTTATTTCCGATTTAAACGCACGTATATGCGTTCTTTAGTTGAAGTCCTTGTCCTGCACTATATCCTGTAAATCTTCCAGTTTAAAGGGCAATTCTTCGGCTAATTTGCCTATTGAATTTCCTTGCTTAGGAATACAGTCTATATTGTTATCTTTTAAGAATTGACGGGCTACGTTTAGGTCAGCACTTTTAACTTCTGGGTCTCTGATTTTATCTAATAGAGTTTTAGCTAACAACTCGTGTAAATCTTCTAGTGTTTTAATTTTTTCTGACATAATTATTTTTTAACGTTTTTAATTGCACCTTTATTGTATGATGCGTAAAATACTGAACGACCACGTTTAGTGCCATACTGTTTTTGCATAGCTTTTAAAACTTTACGTCCTTTAGTATTTAATGGCATTTACATTCCTTTAGTAGTAAACAACCATAAGCAGTTTTATATATACACATTTATTTTATTATCCAATGTTTTGGTATAACAACTATTTCCCCGAACTCAATACTTCCATCTTCGTCTAAAGAGTACGTAGAAAATGTTTTAATATAATCTTTTGTCTCCTCAAATATCCAACCACTAGTTACACAAGTAGCTGGTTTTAATTCTTTCATTTCTTCTTTGTTTGACCAACCAGTTTTAGATTTAGCATCTAACCAGTATAATTCTCCTTTGATTTTTTTATAAGGAAAATTGTTGGTCATAAAATTATCTTCTTTTAAATTTGTTGCTTTTAATTATTACTTTTTTAAATCTTACTATTCTTTTTTTTTGTTCTTGTTTCCATAACAGTTTAGTTAAATAGTTATTTAATTTATTTATTATAATTGTAAACATATTATTATTATATTATTGATTTATTTCTTTTAATATGACCTAAAACTATTCCTTTATGTACTCCTTCTTTAATAGTATAGCCAGAAGTTCCATTACCATTAATTTCAACTTCTTTTCTACTTCTAAATAAAGTATTATTTTTCTTTTCTATTTCTTTATTGAAGAAGTTTTTAGCTATTAAATCTTTTAATCTTTCAATCATTATTTCTTATTAAAGATGTCAAGAGTTGGTTTAAGCCCATATATTGCTCCGAATATACCTACTACTAGCCATTTATAAAACTCAGGAAACTTATTAAAATAATCGAAGAATAAATCTAATTTTTGTTGTATTAAAGGGTCTCCAGAAAATAAAGACCAAGCTAATAAAACTATAGGTAGGCACACAATAATCAAGACTAACTCGTCTTTCCAACCTTTTTGTTGGTCTTCATATACATCTCGTTTATATTCTATTTCTCCACGAGCCATACGTTCAAAATATCTTCGTTCTGCTTCTGATTCTAATAATTCAGATTGTTTATGGTTTTTATAAATCTCAGCACCAGTTTTAATAACTGTTGGTATTACACTCCACCACATATATATTTATCCTATTATTAACGTTTGTATTGAACTCTAAATTTTCCTCTATTTAATTTTCTAGAAGTTACTCTTAGATTATCGGGCGAATTATTTTGTGGGTTACTATCTTTGTGGTCTACATCTTTACCATCTCCTTTAGCAACAACTCCACGTGCCATTAAATTTCGTCTAGCTCTATTTCTAGATGCTCTATCTAGTTTAGCCTCTGATGACGACTGATATTTTTGATACTCTAATCTGTAATTTCTACGAGCCATTTTTTCCTAAAAAGTATTGCCATATTGTGAATATAGTTCCTAACATAGCTGCAATTCCTATTAAAACTTTTAAACCACCTTTAGACATAGCAATTTGTTGTTTTAATTCAACTATATCATCGCCGTGTTTAGTTATGTCGGTATGTATATGTGCTATTTTAGTGTTCATATCCTTTAAGATATGGACTAAAAGATTATTATTAAATTGATCTTTTCTATTTGTTAAACGTCTTTTTTTAGTTTTCATATTAATTTTAATAGTCGGCTGTGTCTAAACAAGTAACAACCGACTACTTAATATTTAACTAGTCTTCGTCGTCGTCTCCGAAATCCACATCATCATCTTCAAAATCTGTGTCTTCGAAATCGTCTTGTTGATCGTCTACTTTGTCTTTTAACTCTGCCAATTTATCTTCAATTTCTTCAATCAAATCTATAACTGACACTTCTTTTTTCTTTTTTGCCATAGTAGTCGCCTTTTAGTTATTGTTTGTTTATTTACTTTTTGTTATTTTGAAAAAACACTTCTACTGACTTTGACCAGTCTTTAAAAGCGTCCGCCCAAAATTTCTGAATTTGTCCAACATAACTTTCAGTCGCTTTTTTAGCGTCTTCGTATGAAGGTATTTCAAATTTAGGTGTGAACATAGTTGTTTCCTTTTTTGGTTGTTTATTTAAAAATTGTATTTCTTCAAATGTATATGGTATCATATTTATTTTTTAGGAAATCCAGCTTTCATATTTGCATATGCTTTAGCTGATATTGTTGATTTAGACTTAGGTCTAGATATTCCTAGTTTTTTTCTACGGTTAATATTAGCGTAAAGTCCTTGTCTTCCTTTCATATATTTTATACCTTTATTAAATTAAGATTTTTTATGTCTATTAGCAAAATTTCTAGCAGCTTCTTTAGACGCAAAGCCCCAAGCACGAAGTGCTAATTTTAAACGAGTAGGTCTTCCTTTTTCATCTTGTAAAGAACCTTTCATTCCAGCAAAACGAGCTGCAAAAGAAACTCTACGAGGATTAACCCCAGACTTAACTGGTGCTTTTAAATTAGAGCCTTCTTTTCTATTAAAGTATGCTCGACCTTTAGCATTTAAACCACCGCTAGGGTTTTGATATACTTTTTTTACCATATTTTACTTGTGTTTTTGTTATTTAAAAGACTTATGGTCTTTTTGAGGTTTAAAAATTATCCTACTTCGTTGTATAATTGAGTAACCTGTTCTGCACTTAATTCTTTATTAAATAATCTATAATGGTCTACTGATGCTCCACTTGAACCGCCTTGTGCTGGAGTTATATCAGCACGATACGCACCACTTTCATAGTTAGCTGTACTTGTTGTACTACTTGCTGAAGCTATTAAAGTATTATTTACATAAATTTTACATTGTCCGTTTGGATTATTTGTAATGACCATGTGTTGCCAATCTTGACCATTATTAGTGTAATTTCCACTAAGATTAATATTAGTACCTGAACCACTATTATAATGTAATGCCTGAACATTTGTATTTGCTCCACCATCTGTATAAATATACCACCAACAAAGAGAACCATTAATAGTCATGTATGAATTGCCTGTAGTTGGTTTAAACCATTTTGAAAATGACCAAAGAACAGATGGTGCAAAGTAATTAGCAAAAGTATCACTTACAACTCTAAGATTATTATTATCGTTACCCCCAGAACTTCCTGTTACAAAACCATTAAATTTTCCACCACTTGCAGAATAACTAATAGCTGAACCTGCTGTTGCGTTCCAAGTACCACCTAAATCATTTCCGTTTCCATCTAATTTATAAAAAGCTAAAGCACTATTATCTCCAAATATATCAAACGTATTTATTGTTATTGGTGGTCTTAATAGAATTGAAAATGCTCTGTCTGCAAAGGTTGAGTTTCCTGTTGCTCTTGCATTAAAACTTAATGTTGTATTTGAAGCAACATCTATTGGGTCGCCAGATATAATACCGCTTGAAGAATTTAATGTTAATCCTTGTGTTGATAAAACTGTACCACCTGTTTCAGAATAACTTACAGTATCTCCGTCTGGGTCTGTTGCAGATAAAGTAAAATGATTTCCTGTACTATTAGAAAATATAGTTCCTAAAGAACCACTTGCTGTATTCCAAGTTGGAGAATTATCTACGTTTATTTGGTTTTCTAAAGCTGCAGATAAATTAGAAGGATTAGTTACAATTATATCATAAGGTTCATTTGCATTTGAAAAACTAGACCTTGTTTTAGTAACTGTAATTTGAGTAGAAGAATTTACAGTTGTTGTGTCTGGTGTAATTAATGTTCCGCCACTATCTCTAAATTTTACTGTTGCACTTGCATTAAAAAGAGTGCCTGTAATAATAAAAGTTTGAGTACCACCTAAACTTGTTTCAATATTAGTTACATCAATTGAACTAATTGTAGGTGGAGTGTCTATAGATTTAAACTCCGTACCTGTATAATACTCAGCTAATCCTGTAGTCGTATTAAATCTAATCTGACCAGCAGTAGAACCACGTTGATTAGTAGTTCCTGATGCGACTTTAGTTCCTGCTGTTCCTGTATCTGAAATATTTTCAAATGAAACATCAAGATTTGCTCCTGCTATTTTTCCGTTAGCTGTACTTAATAGCTTAGATATATCTCGTGCTTTAGTCATTTACGACTTCCTATTAGTTAAGTTGTTGTTGTTAAGTTTTACTTAATGATTGCTTGTACTTCTTCTTCAGTAAGACCAAGTGCTGAAAGTTTTGCTAATGCACTTGCTTTAGCTTCTATTTTAGCTTCTTGTTCAGTTTCGTAAGCATTTTGTAATTCATCAATCTTAGCTTTTACTTGTTGCCAAGTAGGAGAATTATTTTCATCTTGCCAAATACTTCCACCATCAACAGCATTTCTTAATGCTAGATATTCTTGTTCAGTTGTTGGATTGGTTGGCATTTTAGCACCTCTAAAACCTTCAAAGCTATTTAATGCTTTATTTAAAAATGTTGAATATTTCATATTATTAATCCTTTAGTTAGCAAATTCAGTTATTATTAAAACTGCTGATGTTTGTGTTGCAAGTCTAGCACCATCAGTTGAATTTGGACAATAATGGTTAGCATTAGAATCATTTGATTCAGTTCTTAATTTAACTGTATATGTTTGATTAGTCATTGTATTAGCAGGAACTATAAAGTGATTTGATTGTATTCCAAGAGTTGCACCTTCTGGAGTACTATCAACATACTGAGAACCTTTTCCAAAATTATCATAATTTGTACTTGTAGAGTTTCCTGTAAATCTTATGCCAAAACCAGCATAATCATTTCCTGCACCATCGTTATCAATAGGAACAATACTTTGAACAAATAAAGAATTATTTACAGCATCAAGTGGAGTAAATGAAGATGTATAAGTAAATTGGTCTGTATTTGCTGATGTATTACCAGCAGTTCTTGTATTAAATTCAAATGAATGAATTTTCTTAACTACACCAGAAGATATTGTTCCATACTCTAATGCAGTAGCACCACTATTTACTCTTAATACTTGTGATGCAGTTCCGATTGTTGTTAATCCTGTTCCACCTTTAGTAGTTGGTACTGTAGGTAAATCAGAAGATGTTAGACTTAATCTAGCACTAGGTACTGTACCTGATGTTAGATTTGTTGCGTTCAAAGCCGATAAAGAAGCTGAAGGCAAATTAACTGTACCACTAGATAAATCCAAAGTTTGACCAGATGGTAAAGTTACTGTTGAACCTGTCGCACCTGCGATTTGGTCAACTTGTATTTTACTAGGCATTTATTTTTTTCCTATTGTTTGTTGTTATTATTAAAAGATAGTTAGAGTTCCTGAACCGCTAACTGTCCATATTGCACTTCCGCTAACTGTTATTTCACCGAACAAAAATGAATTTTTATTTGATGCTGTTGTTGTAGTAGTGTTAGTAGAAATCTCGTTGTAGTTAGAAAATACGTTTCCAACTGTTGTAATTTCACTTGCTTGTATTGTTGCAAATTCAAGACCTGTTGCTCCTGAATTAACTCTTAATGCCTGTCCAGCAGTTCCTAAAGGTGGAACGTCATTGGCATCGGTAATACTAAAGTTAGCTAATTGGAAAGTTCCATAAGCTATAACTTCTAAAATATCAGAAGCAGAAGCTCCTATTGCTAAAACTATTGATGTACCAGAAGATGCTGTAAAGTCTGAACCATTAACTAATTTAATTCCATTTAGATAAACATCTAAAAATCCTGCATCGTAAGCAAGTGTGTTTGAGTTATCGTCTGTTCCTGTAAATGTAGTTTGTGAAGCTGTTGCAGTATATTTATATCTATTTGCTGTACCATTAACTGAAGAACCTGCATTTATAAATCCACCACTAGAGTACACCTTCATTGTGTTTGAAGTAGTATCGAAATATAAATCTCCTAAATCTAAACTTGTAGTAGGAGCTGTTGCACTTACTCTGTATCTAGCAGAGAAATCATTTACTGAACCAATATTAGTAGCAACTGTATTTACGTTAGCTATAGAACCTG